CTAGCCCAACCGAAGCCTGAAGAAATAGACTTTGAAAAAGCTAGTGAGGTAATCTTTGAACCTAATCCTGGACCTCAGACTAATTTTTTAGCAGCAACAGAACAAGAAGTTTTATACGGAGGAGCAGCAGGTGGCGGTAAGTCTTATGCAATGGTTGCAGACCCAGTGCGGTACTTGGGGAATCCAAATGCACGAATGTTACTTGTTCGTAGGAGTACAGAAGAGCTTAGAGAGCTTATATCAGTAAGCAAACAACTTTATCCCAAAGCTATACCTGGAATAAAGTTTATGGAAAGAGATAAAACTTGGGTAGCTCCATCAGGTGCTACATTGTGGATGTCCTACCTCGACAGAGAAGATGATGTCATGAGATACCAAGGTCAAGCATTTAATTGGATTGGCTTTGACGAACTTACACAATGGCCTTCACCTTATGCATGGAATTATATGAGATCACGTCTCCGTACAACAAGGGCTTCTGGATTGCCACTGTATATGAGAGCAACTAGCAACCCTGGAGGTCCAGGTCATCAGTGGGTAAAAAGAACGTTTATTGATCCTCAAGTGCCTAATAACTCGTTCCATGCTACTGATGAAAACGGAGAAGTGATACAGTGGCCGAAAGGTCACAGTCGAGAGGGTGAGCCTCTGTTCAAACGTAAGTTCATTCCTGCCACCCTTTTCGACAACCCTTATTTATCAGACGATGGTTTATACGAAGCCAATCTTCTGTCGTTACCTGAACATCAACGTAGACAACTACTCGAAGGTGATTGGGATATAAACGAAGGTGCAGCTTTTCCTGAGTTTAATAGAAATCTGCACGTAATAGAACCTTACGAGATACCATCTAACTGGACACATTTTAGAGCTTGTGATTATGGTTATGGTTCATACACTGGCATTCTTTGGTTTACTATGGTTCCTGGATCTGAGCAACTAGTAGTATATAGAGAACTTTATGTATCAAAGGTCACAGCTACTGACCTAGCTGATATGATACTAGAGATAGAAAATGAGTCAGGTGAAAACATACGTTACGGAGTTCTTGACTCATCTCTTTGGCATAAACGTGGTGATACTGGTCCAAGTTTAGCAGAACAAATGATCTTAAAAGGTTGTAGGTGGAGACCTTCAGATAGATCAAAAGGCTCTCGTGTAGCAGGTAAAAACGAGTTACACAGACGATTGCAAGTAGATGAATTTACGGAGGAACCTAGACTTGTGTTTTTTTCTAGTTGCACTAATCTTATATCTCAACTACCCTCTATTCCGTTAGACAAGAAAAATCCAGAAGATGTAGATACACACGCAGAAGATCACTTGTATGATGCATTAAGATATGGTATAATGACTAGACCACGAAGTAATATATTTGATTTTGATCCTGCATCACAACGTACAGGCTTTCAAGCATCAGACCCCACATTTGGCTACTAAGGAAATAAAATGGCAGAACAAGATTTTGAAGAAATGATTATGGATATGGAAGGAACTTCTGCAATAGAAGATGTTGCCGAAGAAGAATATTCAGATCCTACTGTAGGTCACATTGTTCAGTTTGTTAAAGATAAACACAGTAAGTCTTCTACTGCAAGGCAGTTAGACGAAGAACGTTGGATTCAAGCTTATCGTAATTATCGTGGTTTATATGGACCTGATGTACAGTTTACTTCTACAGAAAAGTCTAGAGTATTTGTAAAAGTAACTAAAACAAAAGTTCTTGCAGCTTATGGTCAAATAACAGAAGTATTGTTTGGTGGTAATAGATTTCCAATTAGTATTGATCCTACAGTCTTACCAGATGGTGTAGAAGATATTGTTAATTATGAAACAAACCCTGAAGTACGTAAAGCAGTTAGTGGAGAAATGGCTAAACTACTTCCAGGAGAAACTTTACCAGAGTTTAAAGAAAGACTTGGTGCTTTAACAGGAATGTTAGAGCCTGTTATTGATGATGTAAAACCTGGGGTAAATGGTAGTCCATCTGCTGTACAATTGTACCCTGCTGAAGTTGCAGCTAAAAAAATGGAAAAGAAAATACATGATCAATTAGAAGAATCTCACGCAAAGAAACATCTACGTGCTGCTGCTTTTGAAACAGCACTTTTTGGTACAGGGGTTATGAAAGGCCCATTTGCTGTAGATAAAGAGTATCCAAACTGGGATGATGAAGGCAACTACTCTCCTATGTTTAAAACAATTCCACAAACTACATCTGTATCTATTTGGAATTTTTACCCAGATCCTGATGCAGCTACAATGGAAGAAGCAGAGTATGTAATAGAACGTCATAAGATGTCACGTTCTCAAGTACGTGGTTTGAAGAATCGTCCCTATTTCCGTGAGAATGCTGTAGACAATGCTTTACGACTTGGTGAAAGCTATCGTAAACAGTGGTGGGAACACATCATGGAAGATAACTCAGAGGAAGATAGAGCTGATCGTTTTGAAGTTCTAGAGTTCTGGGGTTTTGTGGACAAAGAAGTAATAGAAGATCAAGGGGTAGACATCCCTAAAGATTTAGAAGATGCAGATCAGCTAAGTGTAAATATCTGGATTTGTAATGGGCAAGTGTTACGTCTTGTAATGAACCCATTTACTCCAGCTTATATTCCTTACTTTGCAGCTCCTTATGAGATGAATCCATACAGTATTTTTGGCGTAGGTATCGCTGAGAATATGGATGACACTCAAACACTAATGAACGGCTTTATGCGAATGGCAGTAGATAATGCAGCTTTGTCTGGTAATCTACTGATTGAGGTAGACGAGACTAATCTCGTCCCAGGGCAAGACCTCTCCGTGTATCCAGGAAAAGTGTTTAGGAGACAGGGAGGGGCGCCTGGTCAAGCTATCTTTGGCACTAAGTTTCCTAATGTAAGTAACGAGAACATGCAGATGTTCGATAAGGCAAGGGTATTATCAGATGAATCAACTGGCTTTCCATCTTTCGCACATGGTCAAACAGGCGTATCGGGTGTGGGTCGTACTGCTTCTGGTATTTCCATGCTCATGTCTGCTGCCAACGGCAGTATACGGAACGTAGTTAAAAATATAGATGATTATCTATTAGCACCACTAGGTAAAGCCTTCTTTGGTTTTAATATGCAGTTTGACTTTGATAAAGAAATTAAAGGTGATTTGGAGATAAAAGCTCGTGGTACAGAAAGTCTCATGGCTAATGAAGTACGTAGCCAACGCCTCATGCAATTTATGCAAGTCGTATCAAACCCTGCGCTTGCTCCATTTGCACGTATGGATTACATTGTACGTGAAATTGCTAAGTCAATGGATCTTGATCCAGATAAAGTTGGCAACAATATGGCGCAAGCTGCGATCCAAGCTGAGTTATTAAAGCAATTTAGAGAAGCTAACCCACCACCTGCTCCACCTCCAGGTGCTCCACAGCCAGGAAGCCCACAGGGAGCTCCTGCAGGAGCACAGGTGCAGGATACCCAAGGTAGTGGGGGTGGTACTATAGGAACTGGAACAGCCCCTCAGCCAGGAGAACAGGGCTTCTCAGGTAACACTGGTCAACAACAGGTACAATGAAACTAATCGTGAATAACACTTTAAAACCTTTTATTAACAATCCAGAGTTGTACAATCCTTTTCTGGAAGAGATACAAAGTAGAATAGATAAGGTTCATAGACGACTTGAGCAACTTAACGATATAGAAGAAGTATATCGTGCTCAAGGTGAAATACGTATGCTTAGATCAATGCTAAGACTTAGGGACGATATTAATGGCTAGTATTACAGAGCAAACACAACAAGTTTTTGGTTTTACCCCTAAAGGTTTAGATCAGGAGGTTAAAAAATATAAACCAGAGCCAAGTAAAGGCTTAGGTTATGGAGAACTTATTGTTGATAATATACTAGGTTTAGATAATGAATATGAATCTTTTGGTGAAAAACTTGGTAAAGCTATCAATGAAGATGAGATTAAGTTTTTAAAAGATGCGTCTGTTGGTATATATGAAGGTGCCAAAGAGTTTATAAAAGCCCCAGTAGAAACTACTAAACAGATAGTTGGTCAAATTAAAAATAGTGTAACAAGACTTGGCTCTGAAGATTTAAATACAAGACTCCAACGTATGTTTAAAGTTTCTTACGAACAGGCTACTGATGAACAAATAAATCAAGCTAGAGAAGCTGTGCTAGGTGATGCACTTACTGCACTTGAACTTATTCCTGCAGCAGCAGTTACTACTAGTGCAGCTAAAGTAGGTATTGGTGCAATTCCAAGTGGATTTAAAGCAGATGCTATGGGAACATATAGATCTCTTGCATCAGGTGACCCTAAAGAAATAAAAGAGCAGATGAGTTACCTAATGACTCCAGCAAGTCAACAACCTAAACCAAAAGGTGTAGGTGCAAATGTTCCTGGTATGTTCCCTAAAAGATCTGACGATGGTATAACAGAATATTTAGAAGAAGAAGCACTAGATCCCGATTTTAGTGTTATAGATATGGATCAAAAATATGGGCAGTATCTACCATCTGGTGAGGCATTTAAAAATGCTATGAGGGATGATAAGCTAAACTTACGTAGCCTTTCCGTAGATCCCTACATACCTTTACTTGTTGATACACTTGACGGTGTTGATTCTGATGAATATACAATAACTGAAGCTTTCGATACTATAACAAAAGATTTAAAAGACGTTGCAAAACAAAGATCATCCTATTACGCACCACTATTAAATGATAAAGATATAAAATTAGAAGACGTACCTAGCATTACTGATCAACAAATAAATAAGATAAATGAGCATGGTTATTATAATTTTAATCGTCGTACAAACGATTTAGGGTTTGGCCCTAAGTTTAAAGAAATAAGTGAAGTTACATTACCAGATGTTGTTACTACAGATTATTTTGAACAAGTACAAGCTGACCTTCTTTTTAGTATAGAAAAGAAAATTAAAAAAGAAATACCAGAGTTACCGTTTAATCAATTAGCACGTTTAGTTGGGCTGTCAAATTCAGATAAGTTACTTTCTGATATAACAAAAGATCAACTTGCAACTATGAATACTTATAGTGAAGCTAGCACAAAAAGAGATTTTCTTGATAAACAATTAACTGAATTTATAATTGAATCAGGTCTTTTAGATGGACATTATATATCTGACCCTAGAAAGTACAGAAGGGTTACAAAAAATCCTATTAACGATTCAGAAAATTTTTTTGATTTAGATGCTAATGCAGCTTTTTTTGCCGATCTTACACCTAGAACTACCCGAGTTGATGCTAACACAGGTAGAACTATTAAAGAAACAGACCCAGGAAAAATTATAGATGGGCAAAGAAAATATAAATTTGAAGCAGTGTTTGGAGCAGTTACAACGGAAAATCCTCTTCCTTTGTTTAATGTTACTAATAACGAATCTTTTTTAATTAATGGTATAAAAGAATCTCTAAAAGATTATTTAAGAAAATTAGACCTTAATCAAAAAACACCTCAAGGGGATACTTTAGGTGAAGTCTCAAAAGTTTATACTGAAGATCTTATAGCTACTGAAGCAAGAAGAGAATTAATATCTGGACCAAACACATCCAAAGTAAAAGATTTAGAAAATATAGGTAAAATAGTTCTTTTAGAGTTAGGGCAGGCGGCTAATAAAGCTGTTCCTGGTGCTAGAGTACTTGAAGCTTTAGAAAATGATCCACGAATTAAAAATGCAAATATACCACCTTATTTTAAAAGTTCTCAATTTAAGGGTAGGATGGTTACTCCTTTAGAGTATGAAGAATTAGCAGACGAATACTATAAAAAAAGCCCTGCAGTTACTTATCCTGAAGAAGTGTCGAATGATTATGATCGGTTTCAAAGGCAAGATTTTAATGAAAATCCTGACAGTGGAAGGTTTGTAGGTGGAAATGTTGTAGAAACTCATCAAAAAGAAATAATTGCTGAAGCAGGTCCAGAGAATAGAGTTCCAGCATTTACTGTACGTGAGGAGCAGCATTACGATGATAGAGGATTAGCTCATACACGTTACACTGAAATAGAGCCTATAGACGTAACTGATGAATCTGCTATTAGAGAGACTTACCCTGAATTAGAACTTAGAGACTTAGATACAGATCTTGCAAAAGGCTTAGAAGATTTTGAATCTATAATTAACTATGAAAATTACTTTCTTGTAGATGAATTACAATCTGATCTCATATCTAAAGGTTATAATGTTTACAAACGAATACCTTTTACTAAAGAAGTAGTTAGAAATGCTCTAGACTCAGGATCTAATAAAAGTATTATAAACCAAGCTATGTTAGGTTTTGATATTGATGTCTACAAAGATGAGATTTTTGAAAAACTCCCTGAGTTAGTAGACCTTTATCATAATACCGTAGATAAAGATGATTTAAGTAAAATACCAGAGTTACAAGATAATATTTTAAACAGCATATTAAAAAAAGAAAAGAAATCTTTTGACAATTTGCCTTTTGAAAAACAAAAATATAAAATTATATATAGTAATAAATCTCTCGGAGATGTAAAAAGTCTTATAAATAGAAATATTAAAGATTTAAATACACCTGAAGATGACTATTTTAAAAAACAAAAGAAAGAATATTTTGCACAATTTGAAGTTAATTTACGTCATTTTTTAAATCAAGCAGAACGTGCATCTCACTATGATAAAAACTACACTGATAATAATGTTGGATTACCTGGGGTGGTTAGACAAGCTACCATAAATCGAAAATCTAGAGAGAACCCAGATTCTTACAAAAAACCTCCTATAACTACTACTGAAGAAGCTGTACAACAAATAATACAAAGACTTATTTTTGATGCTAATAAACGTGGCGTAAATAAGATTGTTATACCAAATTTTGACAGGATAGCATCTGCATCTAGATACTCAGGGGAAAAACTTTTCCATGCTTTACAGAACAAAAGTTATAATTCTAAGACAGGTGAAATAAAAGATGGACAAGCTCTTTATAAAACATATGTTTCATCTTTAGAAAAAGTTCTACCTAAATTTGAAAAAGCTTATGGTATAACAATACACAGAGATGTAACATTACCTTATCTAAAAGATGGTATATCAGATTTCAGTAAACGTAGCGATGTACCTTTACGAAGAGATAAAGAATTTCTTAAAAGCGGTCTTATTAGATTTAGTGATAAAGGTATAATATTAGACATTACGAATATGAAACAAGATTTTGACTTATCAAGACCAACGTTTGCCGAAGGAGGCGACACAGTGAGACCAGAACCAAGACCAGATATTGTTGATGTATCTCCTAGAGCAGAAGCAGGTGATCAAGACCTTATTAAAAAAGATAGCCCATTTCCTAATGTTAAACCAAAGCAAAGACCTGACTTAGATGAATATAGAGGTCGTACTTATGATCTATACTCTGTAGAAATTGATGGAAGAGAGACAAATATTATTGAATTTAAAGATGGTTCAAGAATGTCTATGCCTCAAGTGCAACAAATGTTTGAAGAGTATAAAAGTGCTTCAGAACCAATTCCAGGAAAACAAACTACAAAAGAAATACTAAATTTTCTTCAAAATAATAACCCTACAAAAGAAGAGTTTATTAGACATTTTACTACTAAAAGATTAAACAAAGGTGGATCAATAATGAACGAACAAATGCAAATGGCTTTCATGAATGAAGGCGGATTAAGAGATGATGGTATGAACAGAGACCCAGTATCAGGTAATGATGTACCGTCAGGTTCTCTTGCAGAAGAGGTACGAGATGATATACCTGCACAGTTATCAGAAGGTGAATATGTAGTTCCTGCCGATGTTGTTCGTTATTACGGAGTAAAGTTTTTTGAAGATTTGCGAGAAAGAGCAAAAATAGGCTTGCAAGAGATGGAAATGAATGGTAGAATAGGTGGAGAGCCAGTACCTGCAGGTGGTCCTACTGATGGCCCTCTTACTTCAGAAGAGATGGCAGTTCTTCAAGAGCTAGGTATGGCTGAAGGTGGTGTTGTAGATGTATATAAGCAGCAAACAGAGCTTTATACAGCTCCAAATCCAGCTATAGGAAATACTGTACAAATGTATCAAGGTGGTGAAGTAAGGGGTTATGATCCTGGTGGTGATGTAACTCAACCACAACAAGCTGAAAAAGATTTTTATAGTTCAGGAGCAGAAGCTCAACAAGCAGGTTTTGTAGGATTTCCTTTAGGAACTACTGTTTTTGGACCATCTCCATCTAGCACAGCTGTTACCAATCAAAGAGCTTTTACACCTGTAGAGTTAATAAACACAAAACCTCCTCATGATATTGTTATGGCTACAACTCAAGAACTATACGATGACTATACTAATAAAGGTTATGTGCTTAATGATGGATCGTTCACACCTCCAGTAATGAGAGATAGTGGTGGTGATGGTGGAGGAACAACCACTACTACTACTACAGAAACTGAACCCGCATTTGCAGATTGGGGAACAGATGTAGATTGGAACAGTGAAAACGGTATTAGAGATTTTGTTACTAGTGTTAAAAAAGGTGATATAGATCCTATTACAGGTAAGCTAGCTCAAGGTGCAGGGTATATGTTAGCAGGTATACCAGGTGCAGTAGCTGGTGCTGCACTTACTAATAAAGGTTTTTTACAGTCTGTATCTGATTTAAGGGCTTCTCAACTTCTTGCAGAAGCTAAGGGTTTTACAGAACTATCGGAAAGTATTGGAAAAGATATTGATTCTATGCTAGAGGGTAAGTCTGGTATTACTAAGTTTTTAGCTAATGTATTTGCAAGCGGTAAAGCTAAAAGTAATGGTGTAATAGAAACTGATAGAATAGATACTACAACTACTACTACACCTAAAAAATTACCACCTCAAACATTTTTGGAATTTGGTAAATCAACAACAAGAGAAGCTAAAAATGTTAAGGCATCTAAAAACATACGTGATAAAAGAAGAGGGTCAGGTATGGGTAGATCTACCGTAACATCTACAGGAACAGGTGCAGATAGGGAATACACAAGTGGCGCTACAAGAGTTGCCTCTGAAACAGGGGCTGATACATCAGCAGCAGGAGTAGAAGCAGCTAGAGAATCTTTAGAAGGTAGAGCAAGAAATATCGGTGGAAGAAATAAAGGTGGTCTAATGACCAAAGGCAAAAAGAAAAAGAAAAAATAATAAGGCTACTCAGCTTCGGCTGACCCCAACAGAAAAGGAAAAAATATGCCTGAATTAGCAGAAGTAGAAACACAAAAGACAGCAGGATTTGTAGACAGAGGTTACAATCACGAAAAGAAACGTAGCCAAATGGAAGCTGAAGAAGAGGAGATTCGTAAACTTGAAGCTGAACAACGTGGAGAAACAGACGAAGAACAGCAACCAGAAAAAAAAGCTTCAAAAGAAAAAGAGGCCGATACAGAAGCTGAAGAAGAAACGTTATCTGCTGAAGAAAAATCGTTTAAAAAGCGTTACGGTGATCTAAGACGCCATATGCAAGAAAAAGAAAAGGAATGGGACGAAAAGTTTCAAGCCTTTGAAAAACGATTAGAAAAAGAATCTATTGTCCCACCTAAGTCTGATGAAGATATAGAACAATGGTCAAAAGAATACCCAGACGTAGCAGGTATTGTAGAAACTATCGCTGCTAAAAAAGCTAAAGAGATGTTTAGTAAAGCTGAAGCTCGTATGCAAGAGTTTGATAAGATTCAAGTAGAAGCTGAAAGAACTAAAGCAGAAACTACAATACGTAAATCACATGAAGACTTTGATGACCTACGTGCATCAGATGAGTTTCATAACTGGGCGGATGAACAACCTAAGTGGGTAAAAGATGCACTATATGAAAACTCAGATGATCCAGCTTCTGTAGTTCGTATTATAGATCTTTATAAAGTAGATAAAGGTCTAACCAAAAGTGCAAAGAAAGCAAAAGCAAAAGATGCAGCTTCTACTGTAACTAGACGTACTAAGACTCAAGTAGATGTAGAAGATGCACATGACGCAATTCGTGAGTCAGAAGTTGCAAAAATGTCCGATAGGGAATTTGAAGAACGATCTGACGAAATTAACAAAGCTATCCGTTCGGGTAAATTTGTTTACGATATATCTGGCAAAGCTAGATAAAACTGTTGACAAATCAATTTTCAACAGTATAACTATGGGTATATTGACAAAAGCCTCACTTTGACTACCTTTTGTCATACCCAAATTCATAAAAAGTCTAAACTAAGAAGAACTACCTGGACAAGTATAGGCCCAGTGGTATTCGGTAGCGCAACCTAAATACTAACTGCACCCTAGAAAACGTACAGCCCCTTTTAGATGTTTAAGCTTAATTCAAGCCAAATATCAGGAGGATTTTATCATGGCTTTTACAACATCAGGAGGATACGGTAACTTACCTAACGGTAACTTTTCTAGTATCATATACTCCAAAAAAGTACAACTTGCATTCCGCAAGAGTACAGTATGTGGTGACATCACCAATTCAGATTATTTTGGGGAGATAGCTGCCCAAGGTGATACGG